AACGCGCCAGTACGAAACAGCAGCGTAATCAAGCAGTTTTTCAACCATTTGTGTTGCTGTCATGGTGCGCTCGCCAGTGTCCATGTCAACCGACATTTCGTTCAGGCGTTCGGCTACTCGTGTTGCAAGTTTGCTGTGGTCCCATTTCTTGCGGTCTGTTGCGCTCTTCTTTTCAACGGAAGCACCAGACTGTGTTTCAACAAGGCCACGGTTACCCATCAACATGCCGACTTTGCCAGCAAAAGAGTCATACACGATTCCCATGTCGCGCTTGACCAGGTTCAATTGCACGAGCATCTCGCCCGCTTCTGCAATGTCTGGTGTTGTACGGATGTATTCATCCAGTAGGGCATCAATTTCCATAAGGTCCTTGCGCCATTTTTCAAAGACAGAAATATCCAGTGTCATCAGTATCTCCTAATAGTGTGTGACTAACTCACACCACGATACTGACTTTTCTCCTTTGTGGCAACCCCAAACCTGTCAAATAATTGAAGGCCCCAGTAGCCGAGTCAACTTGGTCGTCGTGGGGGGCCGATTCAGGAAAAGCCGACAACTCGTCCAGCCAGTCACTCAGCCAGGCTCCCCGAACCACTCTTACGTTGCCATTAGCAAGAGCGGCTGCAAATGGCCTAGCCCTAGTTATTTTGTCTCCCGTGGACCGAATTGCCCCAAAATCAAAGCCAGGAAGCACGTATCTGGCAAATTGGTCAATAATTGCCTTACCTGAAGACCCTGGCTCCTGCTCCATTCTGATTGGTACGGTTACGCCATCCTCATATGCGGTTTGGGCTATAAGTTGCTCAACTTTGTCGGCTTTGACCCGCTTTTTCTTGACGTCAAGGACATGGGCGATTCCCTCATCAAACATCATCAGGGTTCCCACGGTCCAGTCTGGGTCGGGGGTGGATTGACTTGGTTCGGTTGCCGCCAAGTCCCAAAACCGAACAACCCGCGCTGACGATGTCGTTACGGGCACCTCTTCATTATCTATTATAACAACCAAGGTTCTGTCAAACATGCTGCCAAGCGTTGTTGACCACCAATCGCCCTCTTCAAGGCGGCGCCGTTCAACGGGGTCAAGCGCAGAAAGTGCTTGTCGATAGGAATCAGCATCAATGCCTGGGTTATCGGTCAGCCGTGATGGAACAAAGATTCTTCCCTTTTCCCGACCTTCAACAATGAATCTTTGACGAACCCAATTCGGCGCTGGGTTTGATGCGCATCTCATTCGCAACGGAACCGAGGAAAGGGGACCAGTGGCTGGGCGGCGCAGTCGTGAAAACAAATACCGATAGTCGGATTCTCTAATTTCTGTAACTTCATCCATTCCAATAAATTGAAATTCTGAACCCTTGTATCGCAAATAGTCATTTGTATTATTTAGATACCCAAAAGAAATTCTTGCGCTCGACGGAAACGTGGCCACAAAACTATTGTTGTTCCAGTGGATGTCGTCATACAATGTGGACCAAGTTCTAAATCTGTCCATCAATGCGCCAGGAAGCGATAGGTCAGCAAACGTTCTTCTAAAGAGAATGGCCGAGTATCCAGGTATGTCAACGTATTGAAGGGCTGCCATCAATAGCGCCGACGATTTACCACCGCCCGCGGCACCGCCAAAAAGTGCTTCAATTGAGTATGTTCTTAAAAAAACCTTTTGATTTATTGACGGCTCTTCAGGGCAATACGGCGGCTTCTTGGGTTCAAGGTATTCAAGGATTTTGTTCCAGTCTTTGGCCATCATTCAATCGTAGACGACAACATGCGCTAGTTTGGAGAACATGAATAACATACGCGCATTTCTACAAAGAGCGGCGAATAGGGCAACCTTCGCAAATATATTGATGGTGTCATTTATACTATTTACTGCGATAGGAGGCTTCCTTATAGCGCCCCCTATCGGCTTTATCGTCGCGGGAGTCACCTGTGGAGTATTCGGATATCTATTGGGCGCTGAGTAGTTGAAAAATGGCTTGGAACTCATATAAAAATAAATCGCTAGGTAACGCTGCTGCCAAAGCGCTCGGTGTTGGAGCGCCAGTAAGTCTTGACCCAGGTCGTGTGGGTAAGCCCTACTACGACATGTGGGATATCGAGCGGGCTTATCGCGAGGGGTTCCAAAAAATTACATGGGTCCAAAGATGCATCGACGCCATTGCGGGCAACCAAGCAAGACTTCCCATAATTCTTCGTAAGGATAATTCAAGAGACGGTCAGATTCTCACTGGACGAAGGGCTCTTCGCTCTCCACTTATTGACATCTTCAATACAAAAGCAAATGAAGGCGAAAACTCCTTCATCTTTCGCTATCGGTTGTCGTCTCAGTTGTTGATGTCCTCGCGTGGTGCGTTTATTGAAAAAGTAAAAGGCAAAGATGGAAGACTTATCGGGCTAAGTCTTTTACCACCGCAATTCACTGCGCCGATTCCAGACCCAAAACAGTTTGTTGCGGGCTACGAAGTTAATATGCCGACTGGACAAAAGGTAATTTTAAAACCAGATGATGTTCTTTGGATTCGTAGGCCACATCCACTTGACCCATATCTTTCGCTAACCCCAATGGAGTCTGCTGGAATTGCGATAGAAATTGAAAATTTGGCCAAGGTGTATAACCGTAATTATCTGATTAATGATGGTCGACCTGGCGGAATTCTTGTCGTAAAAGGCGAGATTGACGACGATGACAAAGATGAATTACGCAACAGATTTAGAGGAAATATTGGCCGCGCAGGACAAACAACAGTAATTTCATCTGATGAAGGTGTTGACTATGTGGATACGTCGGCTAGTCCCAGAGACGCCGCATATGTTCAGATGCGACAAATCCAAAAGGAAGAAATTCTTGCTGCTTTTGGTGTTCCAGAGTCAGTAATCGGGAATGCTTCTGGCAGAACGTTTAGCAACGCCGCAGAAGAACACCGCGTATTTTGGAATGAAACTATGCTGCCCCACCTCGATTTGCTGGCGCGAGGTTTTGACATACTTGATGACGTTAATTACGTTGACTTTGATGTCTCAAGTGTTCCAATCTTGATTTTGTATAAGCAAGAACGCTCTCGTTACTTTATGGAAGAAGTGCAAATGGGATTGATTAGCACCAACGAATATCGCGAAGCAACAAGTCGAAAGAAGGTGGAAAGCGACCTTGCTGATTCTCTACTTATGAATCCAAATCTTACGCCCATCGCCAACACAGAAAAGAAGATGGAGCAACAACCACAGGCTGGAGTGCCAGGGATGCCAGGGATGCCAGGAATGCCAGGAATGCCAGGAATGCCAGGTGACCCGATGGCGGCTGGCGCAGACCCAGCGGCTGCTTTTGCGACGAGTCCTCTTGACCCCAATACCATGGCTGGCTCTCTTGCGGCAGAGGGTGTTCCGCCAGGCGGACAAATGCCGCCACAAGCAGAAATGGCACAGGCGGCGCCTCCGATGGAGACGGCAGCAGTTCAGCCACAGCAGATGATGTCAGCGGAACCATTTATAAACATTGAAACCAAAGAGGACAACATATCCCTGCAACGCTGGACGTCCATTCTTGGTCGAGCACTAGAAAGAACTATCGAGCGACAACAACGTGTCACGTTGGAAAAAATAAGTGGCAAGCAGGCTAAAAAGTCTCTAGCCAACGGAAATCTCTCAGTTGACACAATCTTCAACGTTGATGTTTGGAATAGGCAATTTGACGAGGATATTAGACCAGTCCTTTCAACGATTGTTTCTGACAGCCTCGACTACTCACAAAAAACTTTAGAAAAGATTGACATAATTGCCAATATTGATGCGCAAATGCAGCGTTTTAAAGACATAAACGAGTCGACTTATTCGACTTTAACTTCGGCATACGTTTCAAGCCTGGGCGTAAAAGATGAAGAGCATAGAAGTGTGGTATTTAAATCCAACTGCGTGGCAATATTTTCTAATCTTCTTGCGAAAACCGTCGCAGATTTCTGTGGCAACGAATCACGCAGAGCGTGGATGTTTGGCTCGTAATATCAGTATTCTGGGTCAATTTACAGAAATCTAAACAAAAACCTTCACTGGTTTTGCCAGGATTCGTTTATTATTGTCAGGGCTAAAGGATTTTTGATGCAAGACATTCTTTTTAAATCCAATTCTGGACAATTCAACATAGATGAAGCGTTGGGCATTGTCGAATGTTTTGTTGCTGGTATTGGGAACAAGGACTCCGTCGGCGACATCGTGGTGTCTGGCGCTTTTGCAAAGAGTCTGATTCGTCGCAAGCCAAGGGTTGTTTGGGGCCACAACTGGAATGACCCGATTGGCAAAGTGCTTGAAATTTACGAAGTTCCACCAAACGACCCTCGTTTGCCGCAGAAAATGAAACTTGCTGGGATTGGCGGTCTTTATGCCAAGGTTCAGTTTAATTTGAACTCAGAAAAAGGCAAAGAGGCCTTCACAAATGTTGCTTTTTTCGGAGAAGAGCAGGAGTGGTCTATTGGCTACAAGACTCTTGACGCTATTTTCGACAATAGCAAACAGGCCAATATCTTGCGCGAAGTAGAACTTTATGAACTAAGTCCTGTCCTGCATGGCGCCAATCAATTGACGGGAACCATTTCAGTTAAGAGTGATGACGAGAAAATGAACATGATGCACATGATGCCTGGTGCAGCAGTTGCGGTCACCGAAAAACCACAAGCGCCTGTCGACCCATTTGCACAGGGGGTTGCCCAACCAGCCGATAGCGATAGAACAGCAGCCCTAGAGCGCGAACTTTCGGCAAGAACTGGCGGCCCGATAAAGGTCATGAAAGCAAATGAAAGTTCTGTAATTTTCCTTAAACCAGGAAAAGGCATGTTCAGACTCGGTTACCACTTTAACGGTGAGCAATACATGTTTGGCAAGCCAGAAAAACTGGGCGCGACAATGATTGTGCAGCAAGGAATGCCGAACGCACAACCCAAGCCAACAGGAGTTACAAGTATTCCAAATGTACAGGGAAAGCCGTTCATCCCTCAACCAATTGTTCCAGTTAAATATGGAAATGATTCAGCAAGTGGATTTTTTGACCTTGACAATAATGAAAAAACATTGACCGATAAATTGAACAGTATCGTCAACAATGAAAACAATAATACGTACAATTCTTCTGTTATTTCAAAATTAAACCAAATTGTTGGCTCTCTGCAGGAAGTTATTAATCAACACAATCAGTTAGAAAAAACAGAATTTTTGATTCCTTGCAAACCGCAACAGATTTTCTCAACGAAGCAAGCATTGGACCCAGTGTTTGATTACCACAGAATCGAAACTTATGTAACTGAGGACGGAATCGTGATTGCGTCGCCACTCGCTGGAGATGCATACGAGGCGGTGGAGAACGCAACTAAAGCACTGCTTGGACGAATCGGTAGAGGTATTGGTGGTGGGGGAAAAGTTAGGCGCGGCAGGGCCGCGCTAGCCAAAATAACTGGAGTTCTTGACCCCAGAAAGCGTAGGGACGCCAACAATAACGGGTTGATTTTCGACGGCACCTGGATGGAGCAACCAGACCCGACACCTTCAAAACCAGTAAATCAAGTTGCACGTCTTGCGAGTGGAAGAAATTACACCATTGACCCAAGTGATGGACCCGAACTATCTGGTTCAATCACTTTGCCAAGAACTACGAAACCAAGAGTCAAGCGAATGTTTGACGATGTTATTGCAAAAAACAATTTGGGTGAAGGAAGTGCGTTGGTTCAAGTTGCCAAGTTGTTTGAAGCGTCCACAAGGACTCGCACTGGCGCAAACGATTTTAATGTCAGGATTCCCAAGGACGTGTTAGAAAAAGCAAAACAAGAATATGCAGACCTAAAAGAACAGTTCAAAACATTTGGCGCTCATCGCACGGCTCAAGATGGAAAAAAAGAAAAAGGTCGAAGCGCATTCGATGTTATTGATGAAGTCATGGAAACTGGCGGATACACACCAAAAGTTAAAGGAAGAAAACGCAAAACGACCCAACAATACCAAGGACCTCGTGTACGCCAGAGGGGTGGTGGACAAGGGACAACTCGTCGCGCTGGCGCAGAGGGCCGCGCAGACAAAGGTAAGAGAAGAGAAGTAGCGGCCTTTGAAGAAATAAATCTTCCAAGACTTAATCCGACTCGCGGAATGTTGCCCAGCGACCCAAGGTATTACGGTCCAGACTTTTTTAAACAGTGGATTGATAGGGGCCTATTGCCAAAAAATTGGAATGATATGGATGCAGCAGAAAAATTTGACTGGTGGTTTTCCCCTTCTGGCGAAAGTGGAAAAACTCAGAGCAACGGCGACAAAATTTTGGAAATGGGGCGATACAGAGACGGGGGTGTATTGATTGAGTGGTCTGTTCTTGTCGGCAGAGTCAGAGACAAAATTATTCAAGATGATGCGGATGCCGACCCAGAAGATGAGCCCAATTATCAGGACGTGTTGCTACGCAATCTCGAAAAAAATCCAGAGGCACGACAAATTCATAACGAAAATGTCCAGAAACAAAACAAGGAATACCGTAAGCGGAGGATATTACTTAGCAAACTCAACAAACAACGGGCATTGGAGGGCAAGGAGCCACTCGATGAATTGCCAAGAGATATGTGGCCAAAATCGTCTTTGGATTTAGAGAAAGAAATTCGAGGACAAATACTTCCGAGCGCAAAGCCAAAGGGGAAAAAACCACCCAAAGGCAAAAAATTTACTCCCGAACGACCAGCACTGGATTCAGGCGATACAACACAACAATTAATTTCAGCAACATTAGACTATATTGATACAAGCAGCGACAGACTGATTCCAGGTGTAAAAGTAATTGCTGACGATGCCCTCCTCGAAATGAGGGAGGCTCTTTCATCTGATATTGGACCAAAGGGCCAAATTACACGCAAGGGATTAGAAAAAGCCTATGAGATTCTCGTGAACGCAATTTCTGAAATCCGAGATGAAATAGATAGCGCAACCGCTAGTGGGAGGGAACCATATCAAGACGGAAGGCGCGTCAGGCCCATAAAACCAGATGGTAGAAACCGAATGCTTGTCGAGGGTCTGGATACTCTTGCCGCACACATTTACGACAGGTTTAGTTCAAAAGATGACTCGACAGAAGAACTGCTTGGCGACGATGATTTTGCGTTCGGTGCGCTTGCTCGTCAAGGAAGGTCACAAGAACGCTATGGGCTTGGGGGAGATGACGACGACATTGAGTCTGGCGCAGACGTGGATGAAATTTACGGCGACACCAGCATGGGCTTGGGTGGATTTGAGGATGACTTTGGTGACGAAATGGTCGAAGCGGAGGAAGGCGAAATGCTTTACTCTGGACGACGCATTCAAAAAGCACAAAGCGTTGCCAGAAAATTTCGAAAAAATCATGCCATGCGGCGCCAGGGCGGAAGTGGACGTCTTACTTCTGGCAGGAGTGGGTCAGAACAACCAAAGACCGAAATAACCAACGAGGCAACCTGGTGGCAAAAAATAGATGGCTCTCTTGATAGGGAAATTTCGAAAGCAAAAGAAGCGACAGTACAAAACGGTCTCCAATTACTAAGAAGGTTAATAACCCAGTCGGGAGCCAAGAAATATAGGCCTGGTAGCAAGAGAACAAATGTGGCATCAATTAGGTTTACTGCGTCCGAGGCGGACCAAATACTTGATGCCGTGATGGCGGTTATTGATAGACAAAAAACCGCTGGCAAAGATGGAACCGTTGGTTCTCGTGGCGAATTATTTGCAGAACTACTTGAAAAAGTTGCATCGCAAGCAATGTCAACCTTTGTTGACAAAACTTCCGCACCAGTGCCGCCAGACAAAAAACGTTGATAATTCAAGAAATGTTTACCGCAGCAATAATTCGTGAAGTATAATTTGTGAAAACGATTTTCAAGAAATACAACGTGAGACGAGGACCTATGGTATTGTCGTCTCGCAACACATAAGGAGCCATAAAAATGGATTACGACAAGAACGCAGTGGTTAAGTTGGATGCCGATGGTTCCGTACTTAAGTGTGCGAAAGGTGCCGATGCCGAGGGTTGTGGCTACATGGCTGGTGCCAAAGTTTGTGCAAAGTGTGGCGCTATGCCAGTGCAAATGAAAGAAATGCCCATGATGGACGATGAGGAAGAGGATGTGGAAGATGAGGAGATGGACGAAGAGGGGTCCATGGACGAAGAGGAAAAGGGATACGGCAAGAAAAAGCGCGTGAAAGTCAAAGCCGCCGCCATGGAAGAAGAGGAAGAAGAGGAAGAAGACGACGAAGACGCAGTGGAGATGGACGAAGAAGAAGAGATGGACGAGGAAGAAGAGGAAGAGAATCCTCTTGAGGAAATGAAATCTCGCAGATTGCGCAAGATGGGCTACAAGACAGCCGATATCGGTGCCCGTGGCTATCTGTGTGCCATTGACCGCAAGGTTTATCCAGGTGCACAGCCAGTGTGCGACGACTGTGTCGGTGGATGCGTATCAGAAAAGGGCATGCCTGGTCTTCTTCACGTTGAGGGTTTGGCCGAGGACATGTTCGACGGCAAGGTTCTTGACTCTGGATATTCGGCAGAGGCGGACATGTTCGTTGTTGATATAGAGGCCAAGGACGGGCGTGCTGTCGAAGTGTTTGTTGATGGCACAAGCGCAGAGGTCTTGGGTTGGCACAAGTTGGACAACAATGCGTTTGAGCAGAAATCGCTTGTGGATGAAATGATGTTGATTGACTTCAACGACGCAGCAGAAATTGCAACCAAGTCGATTGAGGGCAACGTTGTTGCTGTTGAGCCAGATGTATTTGAGGGTTTTGACGCCTACGCTGTTGAAATCGACGGTATTGACGGCAAGTCGTACGATGTGTTTGTTTCATTGGACGGCGAAGTTCTTGGATACGACAAGTACGAGGAAGAGGATGCGCAAGCAATCGAGGCAGAGGCTGCCGAAATCGCGCTGAAGCGCGCGTTTACCGAAGAGCAGCGTGATTCAATGGCCAAGGCGGGTACTGCTTTGCCAGATGGTTCCTATCCGATTGCCAACAAGGATGATTTGGCTAACGCAATTCAGGCCTTTGGCCGCGCCAAGGATAAGTCAGCCGCCAAGACGCACATCATGAAGCGCGCCAAGGCGCTTGGTGCGGAATCAATGATTCCAGCCACTTGGCTTGTGGGCGGAAAATCAGATGACCAATCAACCGACGCAACCAAGTCAGCCGATGACGAATTTATTTCACAACTCCTGGAATTTGAGTTGCTCAATGCAGAGGTTGAAGAAAACAAAAACAACGAATCGTAATTCGATTCAAAGCAAAGGCGCCTGCCATGCAGGAACGTAAAGTCGTAGTTTCACGCACGGTTATTAGCAATAAATTTGCTCCTATTATCAAGAAGAGCATTGATGAACGAGTAGGCGAATTCGTCGCCGCGCGTAATGAAATTTCGATTTACCCGTTCTCACCAGATATATCAGTGAAGGCACTGGGGGCAAAAAAGCCAGCATCGGCTGACAATAAAGCAAGAAGACAAAAAGCAAAGTCCAAATTTGTTCGTATCGGGTCTGCCATATACGACCCAGACGCGAAACAAAAGCCAGGACAATTCTTTACGATGACCCCATTGCCGTTCAACAGAGATGGTCAAATGGGGGATGTTGCAAATGTTGGTTGGGTTGACCCACCCAAAGAAGTCGCCATGGAAAACTTGGCAGAGAATTATAGAAAGTATCTAGAAAAACGACGCGCAAGTAATAAGCCAGAAGTTGCAATAAGAACAGTCAATAGAAATCCGAGAACTGGTGGTTTTGAACAAAAATCACTTGGTAGAACCATCGGTCAGGCAGTTGGCAACATTGGACAAGCCGCAGCCAGGGCACTTGGAATCGTTATTGACGCAGACGGAAGATTTAGATGCCCACCTGGTGTTCCTGCGGCCAATCAGTTCACCGATGAAGTTGGCAGCAACTGTTTTGACTTTTCACCGATTGTGGCGAGAAAACTTATTGAAGTTGCTCAAAGAGCAGGGCAGCAACTAAGACAAGACCTGTCTGTTATTGACAGCGTGGCGCCAACCCAATCACTTGCGTCGGGTAGGCGTGCATTCAGTGGTCGGGCTGGCAGGGTGTTGGCATTTCTGCGAAGCGGCGGAAAATTACCAGAACCCGCAGATGCCCCACCCCTATTGGGACCAGACGGCAAACCAATTGACTCGCCAGCCG